AGGGCATCCCTGTCAGGCATGAAGTCGCCGGCGACCCTCCGAACTGGCTGGTTATCCTTCAGAAAGTCTTCCAACGCACCTTCGGTTGGCAAGATGTCATCGGGGGTAATGTCCGGCACTAAGCTGGGAATCTCCTGTAGGCGTTCGCGCAGATCTCCTACCTGCCCAATCGCTTCAGGAATGACGCCACCCACCCCGCCGCCTGGGCCAAATGACCCCTCCGTCAGCTTTTGGGCATCGCCCAATGCGCCCGATAGTGCTGACGATAACCCCCCGCCCCCGACGATAGATCGCGTGGCGCGGTCGATGCTTGGGGCCAGGCCGCCGGCTTGGGTTGATGCTGTGCCAAGGTCTTTTTGGAATAATGAAAACCCGCTTGGGGAATTAAAGGGACTTTTAAAGCCCTCAACTTGCCCAGCCGCCGTCTTCGCGTTGGCGAAGAAATCCTGAAGGGCTTTAGGAACCTTGAAGTCTTTGAGGCCGCTGAGATCTACCCCTTGAATTTCGGCAGGCCTATTGTCCGTCTTGACAGGCTCGCTGGTAAAGGTGCGGGCGGGCCTGCCGCCATGCGACCAATTGCCGGGGTCGCCCCCTGGCCCGAACGATGTTGCCCCAGTGCTACCATAACTTGCCATCAGTCTACCCCTGCTTTGGTCTTACGCTTGATACCCAAGTCCTTATAGACCTGAACTATTTTCCTGAACCGAAACCACTCAGCCGAAACATTCTGTGATACGGTGACAGATGAATGCGGGTCATACCCGCTTAGCTCAGAGTCGCGGGCTTGCACCCGCACTGAACCCAGTGCAGCGTTATCCAACGTGTCTGTGTTTAACTCGAAGCCTGACGATACCATTGTGATGGGCTGTGAGACGCCAGATAGGCCTGATGACACTTGCGTCAGGTTCACATTGAACGCACCAATCGAGTCGAAGTAGTTGCGAGAGAATAGCCACTTAAGCCGTGTCTCTTCGCCTTCCGGTGCCTTAGCGCTGGTGGTGAACTGAGCGTGAATCGCTTTTGTTGACGCACCGTTAACATCAGTGTAAACGGTCGCATCTTGATCCACTAATTCCCCAAGGAAATCACCAGCATGGGGCTTGTCGTCAATCATCGCAGCGCAAGCCCGCTCGTAATAAGTCTCTGCCGTCTGCCCTCGGAACGGACCATGCCAACGCTCTTTTTCAAGATTATAAACCATAACATCATTCATGTTGGTTTGCGTTAGCCCGTAAGGAAGCCAAAACCATATTTCGTTATTCAGCCGGTAGTAAACAGCAAAGGAGTTAGAGAGTGAAGAGCTTTTTAAGTGGTCCCAATACCCATCATCAAGGGCGATCGACGCTTTCTTTACTTCCCTGTCTCCGTCCCATTCGTAGACGCCCTCTTTCTGCACAAAGAATTGGCGATTGCCAGGAACGGTCACAATAGACCGACCCGACACAGCAGCCTGTTGCGTCTGTTGCTGTAACTGATACGGGATGGTGGCGTTGCCAGTTGGCGTCAGTGTGTGAATCCCATCAGAGGTATGAATTGCCAGCGAATCAGATACGGGTTCTAGGCCGATAATATCGGAACCTAGGTTATAGAAGCTAGTCGCCCCCCAGGTTTCAATAGCAGCTAAGTCGGAGTAATACAACCGGTCAGTATCAGCATTAGTGTTGCCCATCCAAAGTCGGTTGTCCCAAAAAGCGCACCGCTGCGCAGTCGAAAATCGGGAGGAAACACCTAATGCCGCAAGATTGTTGCCAGTGCCCGTCCATTTAAGCATCGGGTCTGTGCCGTTGGTTAATACCAAGGTGCCGTTGGCGCCTACGGCATCAAACGGCTTGTTCGGAGTAATAGTCTGACCGCCGGTGCGGTCGTTCCAAGCTGCGCTAGAGTATTCCCAGAAAACAGCCCCCGCCACCTTGAAAACTGGCTCTGATGAAGACGATTGCCGATACTGACCAACAAGCATAACGTCAGGAGAGCCACTGATGGTGTGGCGAGTAGCCTTATAATTAGCTGATCCAGCCCTTTTCTCGCACTCCCCAGCCTGGCCAATGCGGACATTGATTGTGTCCGTGCATTCGTCTTCTTCCAAGTTCTCTGGCGGGCGGTTATACACTGTGCCAGCGGTCCACGGGCCATGAGTAATGGCATCACCGTCAATAGGCATTAGGCAGTTAACGATCCTTCTTGCACTAAGAAGCGAAAGCCATCCGGCACTCCCGCATTACTTCGCGCACGATGACGATTCCCATACATTTTCCCATTAACACGTAGTGCACGGTCTACTAATCGGTCGTACTGCTGGCGGTTTTTCTCTGCCCCGTCTTCGTCGCCCTTCTCTAGTTGATACAGCGCGGCGGCTTCATAAATGAGGGCTGGTTGCAGCAACTGTGGCAACCAACCATCAAGAGATGTGTTGTCGTTGCTGGATGTCCAGTCGGGCACATAGCCGTAGTAGCGGTAGCGCAGGGTTTCATTCGTGGTGGCGTGGCGGGGGAATACGGCGACGACGTGATAGCCCGTATTAGAATCAATGCCCTCTGGTACAATCCAACGCACATCGCCGTTTTCGTTCTGGTCGGCGTCCACTTGGTCCATCTCGTCCCATGACGCAATAGTCAAAGGACGATTGTTCGTTTCGTCGCGCCAGCTGTAGGGCTGTAACACGTCGGACGCCAGTTGATATTGGCGCGTGGAAAGGTCTGTGACGATGGTTGCTGTGGCACCAGAGGTCGCGCCCGTAAGCGTGCCGGCGTAGTCCACTGTCGTTGACGGCGTGTGGTAATAGATCAACGTCGGAGCATTCGCCGCACTATAGGATGCTGCGATAATACCAGTTCTTGGCGTGCTGGCATTATCCCTAATGGTTTCACCTACTTGGAACGTCCCCGATACACCAGACACAGTTACCGTGCGGGTTGTGGTAACCGTGCCCTGTTTATACAGCCACCACCAATCGGCGAGGGCGCCAAGTTCCTTCGCAGCCATATTGAGATACAGCCGCATCTGATTGACAAATGTGGTATTTGTCTCATCTAGCCCGACCCGCTTTAGGGCCATCTCATAAGCTGCTTTTAGTGTCACGTCATATCCGCATTCACTCCCATCCCCCTAAATCAGATTAGCCCACGCCCCGTTCTCGTAGACCTGTATTTTGTTGTCGCTCGTATTATAAACGACCATACCGTTTGCTGCGGTAAGCGCGTTTCGCTGAGTGGTAGTCAGGTTGGAAAACTTGAGCACACTGCCCACGTCGAGAGTATCTACCTGCACGTCACCGAAAATGCCCTGCTCACCATAAAACGAGGCGGCATTTACCTGCTTCTTCTTTTCAGCCATATCTACATATGCGCGACAGCTGCGTACTCTTCTGCTTTACTTCCTGAAGTCGGATTGTTATTTCGCTCGTTCCATGCAGCCAGCCACTCTACATCCTTGCCTTGCTGCACCTTTGCTTCGGACGGCTTGGGTTGGAAACCTTCAGGGTGAACAACCTCTCCGACTGAATACGAAACGCGCTTTGCGTCAGCGTTTGTCTGAGTCTGCTTGGCTTTCTTAATTGCCCCACCCACGCCCAACGCTTGTCGCATCGCATGTTGTGCTTCTGGTCCTGCAGCGTTGATGAGTTTTACCAGGTCAGCCGCCGCTCCGCTGGCTACCTCTGCTTCTTGCTTTGCTGCCATATCTTTTTAACTCCCTAGTAGGTCTTGGTTAATGAAGGCGGACACAATGAATGTGCCCGCCTTCGTTATTTTTCTACGCCACTAACCCCTGCAGGACAACACCCACATGAGCATCGTCATCTGATGCATACGTAGTGAAGCCCACCAAAGGCTCAGTTTCAGCATCCTTCAACTGAACATGGCCAGCGTCAGAGTCAGACAACGTGGTATTAACCCCAATCGCAAGAGCGCCATCACATGAAATCAAAGCAACTCCAGCAGTCTGAAACCACCCGTAGTAATTAGCGGTAAATGCAATAGGAGAAACCCCAGAAATGATATAATCCGCTGTGCTGAGAGCGGCTCGTAGGTTATACCACAGCCCACCAGTGATCGCAATATCAGACGCAGTAGTCAAGGTGACCTTGATTGGATCATACAGTTCAATGTCTACCTTGCCGGCGGTCGTAAATGCCGTTGCACTATTGCTTTTGATTCGATATTGAATCCCCTCGCCAGTGCCATCTGCTCCATCATTGGCAATCTGCAAATATGCCCCGGCATACTGGTCCTTATCTATGCTTGCAAGGGTAATCTGGAGCTTCGACGAACCAGCCGCAGGGGAAAAACCGTTAGCGGCAGCAATTACGATGTTATCCGTTTCGACCAGACAAGTAGCCGACACATCTTGGGAAACTAATTCAGCAGCGTTAATAGCCGCAGCGGTATACCCGTAACGGAAACACCTGCCATCTGCAAATTCCAACTTATCACCAATAGCAGCCTTGGGAGTAGAAGACTCTTA